TCTTTAGAATTCCAGGATGATTTTAACGTCTTCTTTTTGTCTCTCATTGCGAGCAATCAAAGGTCTATTGTCAACATAAACAATTTCCCCCGATCCTTTATTTATCTCATTATCTGCCAACCCATTTGTAAAGGTAATTCCTAAATCAATTAATTTAGTTCCAGTAGGGTTAGTTGTAATTCCACTAAAAGCATTATTAATAGTTCCAGAGAAACTAGAACTATCACCTTTTACTGATCCAGCACCTGCTGCAGATTCAAAAGAATAAATTCTACCAGTAGTTGTAATACCAGCATAATCTGTTTGATCGTTTAGAGGTGTAGTAAAATTCAAAGATCTATCTACAAAATATTTTAAAACTTTTGTATCTTTATCATATGATGCAACATATCCTTGAGCAATATCACCACCTGTTGTTGTTTGTGTTATTCTCTCACCCACTGATGGTTCAACA